TCTTCATTAATTCCATATTGCGCCACTTAAGCAAAGCTTGAGATCGGGCGTCGTTGGTTGGAAGCCCACAATACTCCGGTATAGCGGAGGGCGGGTGAATCGACTTCTTAATAAATGCGTGCGCTGGATTTGGTGTAGGCTCGGTAGTTGTTTGAACCTCGGTGTTGTTATGGAGATCCATGAACATATCACCCTCGACTTGATTTTCAACGGCTGTCATAGTGTATTCTTAAGATTTTGAATTCGAAATGAAATTGGCTTTATCGTTTTAGTTATATTTATCTAAATACGTTTTATTTATTAGCGAGAGCCAATTTTTTTTAAAAACAAATTAAAAAGAATTAAAAAGAAATAAAATAAAAGAGATTCTATAGCGATGGCGACGTATGTGTAGCACAATGAACTAACGTTAAGTTTGTACGTCCGGCATAACCAGGGCACACGTTCATATCGGTACATAAGATGATTCACAAGACGGCGTGAATAATGCGAGACCATAAATGGTTTACGCTAAGATCAGGCTTATAAAAGTTGATATACAACTTCGTCATGGAGAGCATATAATCGACACCGCGGTGTCAGTTGAATCTAATAGTATTTTTTATTGGTGGTAACATCAGCGTAATGCAAAGTTTTTTTTACATTATTCATTTGCTGTAGTTCACCAAATTTCATTGTTGACAGCTGTGTTAGATAGGCGTAAATGTATTCGATCTCGGTACGTTGCACAGCAATCTGGTTGTCGTTGTAATGTTTGACTGCCAGATTAAGGCCGGTTACGTAATGTGTGTTATTTCTAACACATTTGATCGATTCAAGAATATTAATCCTAGACTCCTCCCATTGTTCTTCACTCTCATACACTTTACTGATGTTTTTGGTGACGCGTCTGAGCACATCAGGAAAAAAAACCGTGAGGTGTGATGATGTTGGCGATAAATTCGCTCACAATCGGGTTGAGTACTTTAAATTTGTAACCGTAGTACGATGCTTCAGTTTCCTTCGCAATTTTACGCAAATTGCAATGGGTGGACCTGGAATTCATATCATCACCTTTGAAAGCGATGTAGAGGATTTCACCAAGTTCAATGAAAGCACCGACAGCAGACATGTTCAACAAGGTATTACCGCATAGTGTCAATGGTTGACCGGAATG